AAACAATTGCGCCTTGGCTGGCATCCGTGGATCAAACACCACGTAATCGCACCAGGCGCGGCCGGTGCAAGCCATTTGCATTTGCATTTGCGTGAAATACTTTTGTGGCACGGCGCCGGTAAGCAGCGTTTCGATCATGGTGGCCGTGTTGGGGCATTTGATTTCGATGCAACCGTCGTCACCAATCAGGCCGTCGGGTGACGCGCCAGCCATTGCAATGGTCGGGTGGTTCACAAACCCGATTTCGTCCACCATGTTGCCGGTGACGGCTTGGTAAGCGCCCGACGCAAAGGGTTCCTGGTCGGTTCCCCATTGCATGGCGCTGTTAGTGAACGATTCTTGGCGTGTGCCGGTGATTTGTTCGACCACCAATTGCGCCATGTAGTTTTCGCGGCTGGCGCTGTAACCCGACTTTGTGCGGGCCATCACGTCGGCCACTTTAGACGCGGTGACTTTGCCCAGGCGGGCGGCAAACCATTCGTCGGTGCGTTGTTCAATTTCGTCAGACATTTTCATTTCCTTTGGTTGATAAATCTTTTTTGGCGCGGGCCACGCGTTCTTTTTTGGCTGCCATTACTTTGGTTTGAAGCGCCTGGTTGCCTTGGCAAGCGTCGAATGCGTCCTTGAACACTTTGGCCAATTCTTCGCTGTTGGCGCTGGCCTGGATGGCTGCCAGGTGGTCGGTAATGTCAGGCGTTGGGATTGCTGGCGCTGTTGGGCGCTTGCTGGCCGCGTTGCCGTCGTCGTCTTCCGGTGCTATGCCACAGGCCGCCATGAGGCTGTAACGACGCGCATAAGTCAAGGCGCTGCCATACCCCTGGGCATCTTGTTTGGTGGCCGGAACGTGCAGTTGGCCGCAGTTGATAACTTCGCCGGATTCGTGAATGAAAACGGTTTCCACAATCACGCCGTTTTCGTATGAACTGACGCGTTGCGTCAATGCAATGCCGTTGTTGTTTAAGCCTTCGATCACGGCTTCAACGCAAGCGGCCAGGTCGGCGTAACGTGATTTGAAATGCGGATTGCTGGATGATTTCAGCGCGGGGCCGAATTCTTTTTGCGCTTTGACCAGGGCCGCGGCGACTTTACTGAATGATGTTTCCATGATTTTTTCCTTTACCATTTGGGGGCGCAAGTAACGTCAATCACAACGTCAGCGGTGTACCCGTTGACCTTGCGTTTGCCGTACATCAACACGGCGCGAAGGTTGTTTGCCTGGCAATCGCCGATGGCCGACACAACTTCGTTCCGCGACATTGGCTGGATACTTTTATCCAAAACCAAATCTTGGGCGCCGCCGGTTGTGGTTGTTGAACAACCGGTCAACCAGGCAGCCAAAACAACAGCGATGGCCAACACAATCAACCAATACCAAACCCGCTGGAAAACGGTTTGTTTTTGGTAATACGGGCCGTCAAGATCAATGCGAATCATTTTTTTCATTGCGTAAACTTTCAAAATGGTGCGGGGGGCAAGTTGTCCCGCTGTTGATTTTGGTAATCGCGTTCTTGCTTACGCGTCCAGGGGATTGGCCCCCCTGGCGGTGGAAATGGCCAGTTAAACATTGGCGATTTCTTTGGCGTAGTTGATGGCCTGGGCATACATGGCCACGGGATAAATGCGGGTGGCCACGATCATTTCGGCGTCGGTGTCCAACAGCGTGACGGCATAACCTTTTTTGACCTGAGTTACCAGGGAAGCAATGCCAAAATCAGGGTTGGTGAATGTCGCAATTTGGTTTGCGGTGGTGATGGTTGAATTCATTTCAATTTCCTTTTTAAAAGACCCGTTAGGGCATGGTTTGATTTTAAGCCAACTTAACTGGCGGTGTCAACAGGTGGCGCAAATATTTTTGCAAATCCTTCACGCACCGCAATGGCTTCACGCAATTCGGCCAGGCTGGCGCGTTCCAGGTAAATGCCGCTGACGGTGGCGGCATAGAACACGCGGCCGCCGCGGTGTACCCTGGTGATTCGGACTGTCATTTCGTTCCCCTTAAAAGATGGCCATTGCAAGCCATATCAACAAATAGATGGCCGGTGCTGCCACCAGCGCCATCCCCAAAACTTCCCAATCGGTCGGTTCGCGGTTCATGGCGCCCCCCTTATGCAGCCTTGCGGCCAACAGCGTTCCAACCGTAACCGTCGTCACCCAGGAAGCCAACGCGGGCCAATGTGGCGCTTTTGTTGGTGGCCACCAGGCTGACTTCGCCAACCTTCCGCATGATGCTGCGTTCGATTTCGTAATCCAGCCGGTCAACGATGCGGGCGCCAAAGTAACCGCCTTCGATTTTTGGAATTGCGTAACCGTAATATTCGCAAGCGGCTTTCACGGCACTTTCCAAAACTGCAACGCTGAAATCACGATTTACAAAAATGAAATCAGCGCCGAACCGAACTTCGTTACCGTCCAGGCTGCCGTAGTTGCTGCCTTTGTAATCGGTCATGCCGTCGAAGTAAGAACCCTCAAACATACCGGCCACGGCTTTGACTTGTTCGTAAGTGGGGCCGTCGGTGTATTTGATGTTGATGCTGGCGCCGCCGGAATAGACGCTGGACTTGACGCTGAACTTAACGCCAGGAAAAGATTCTTTGAGGGCGGCGCGAACCAATTTTGCGGTTTCGGCACAAGAGAGATATTCACGATTTGACATTTTGATTTCCTTTTTAAAAGACCCGTTAGGGCATGGTTAGGGGCCGCGGCCCCCGATTGATTAATATCCAAACATGAAGGCGGGGAGTGCTTGTTTGCGGATCAGGCTGCGGCGCGTAGCGGGGTGCATGGTTGCAACACGTTCCCACTTTTGCGCCGCCTCTGTCGCAACGTCCGATTCAAGGATAGCGGCCTGGGTCAGTTTGTCACTGCCGCCGAACGCAACGCAGTACACCGCGACACGGGCCTGGGCTACGGTTGCAGCATGACGTGCTGCTTGTGCTTTTTTGAGGGCTTCTGCTTTAGTCATCTTTATTCTCCTAAAAGACCCCGTGCAATTCGCTAGGGCATGGGTGAATATTAAGCCAACTTAACAACCATGTCAAACGTTACTTGTAAAGCCCCCTTAACTTTGTCGGGAATTGTTGCTATTGACACACAACGCAAGGCCGCTTAACATTGGAAGATGGACAAAGAAAAAGCAATCAAACTGGCGGGATCAGCCAAATCGTTGGCCGAACTGTTGGGAATTACCAGGGCGGCTGTCAGCCAATGGGGGAACGATGTTCCACCGGCGCGGGTGTGGCAGTTGAAAGCATTGCGTCCGAAATGGTTTAAAGGCTAGAATTGTTTGAAACATGGCTACCTTTAGCGGGGGAAAAGGCGATTCGTTACCGCCCTGCCAATGTTTCTTTTCAGTAACGACAACCGACAACGTGAGGTTTTATGCACTATTACCAGCATCACATTGGTGACTTTATAAAAGCCACCGCCAGGCTGACCGACAGCCAATCAATGGCCTATTTGCGGCTGTTGTGGATGTATTACGACACCGAAAAACCCTTAAAGCCCGACATTAAGGTTTTGGCTTTTCAGATCGGCGCGACCATTGAAGAAACGGAATTGCTATTGGAATCGTTTTTTTGGTTGGCCGAAAGTGGATGGCATCACACACGTTGCGATCAAGAAATTGCAGATTACCGCGCATTCCTGGAGAAAAAATCCAACGCCGGTCGCGCATCCGCTGAACGTCGGAAGCACAACAGCGCAACGGATGTTGAACAGGTGTTGAACGAGCGTTCAGCGGATGTTCAACTAACCACTAACCAACAACCACTAACCAATAAACCAAAGAGAGAGAGCCAGCGCGGGACGCGCCTGGCCCCTGATTTTGTTTTTCCAGTTGCATGGGCTGAATTTTGTGTCAAACAAAGACCGGAACTTATTGCTTTTGAAGTTTGGGAACAATTTCGTGATTACTGGATTTCACAACCTGGCCAAAAAGGCGTAAAAACCGATTGGACGGCCACCTGGCGCAATTGGGTACGTCGGCAACAGGTATCCAAGAAAACCGCGTCAGAAGCCCGTTTGGCGCAAATGGCGGCCCTTACCCGCGGCCTGGCCACACCAAAGGCAGCGCCAGCCCCGTTTTGGGCAAAACCTGAACAAACCGTGGAGGTGTCCGATGTGGAACGCAAACGACTTTTGTGACGCCGAAAGCGGCTTCGACTACGTGTTCAGCAAAATGAATGCGATTTATGGCGCCACGTTTGCTAATCATTGGCGCGACGTTGACCCCAACCTGATTCGCCAGGTATGGATTGACGAATGCGGCCGCGGCTTGACATACCGGCCAAAGATGGATTACGCGTTGCAGCACATGAACCCCGACCGGCCGCCGTCAGCCTTGGCGTTCAAAAAACTGTTAAACGATGGCCCGCGCATTCCTGACAAACCCGAAACCATGATTACGCGGCAGCCGACGTTGCATGAACAAATTGAAACGCAGAGAAAAAAAGAAGAAGCCTTGGCCAAGATGCGCGAATTAACCAAACATTTGAGGATGCCGAAATGAGCATAGAAGTAATGCGACAAGTAAGAAATGCACTTGTT